CCCAAGCCTGTAACATTCTTTCTTTGATTTTCTCAGAAAGAGTATTAGGACTCTTAAGTACTAAACCTGGTACGGCTCCGTTCTTAAAGAAGTTGTCTTGAAAACGCCTCATACTTCCAAGTAATTGCATTGTTCTGTATGCGGGTTTTAATCTAGGAACTCCACGATAAATGGAGTTAAATGAATTTTCTTTTATGTGAATAATCTCGTTCGGAGAATAGTCTATGCTGTGATCATAAGTAAACTTATCTATGTAAGTTTTTTCGTTTGTTTCGATTGTAACACGATCTGCTGGAAGATGGTACAAATGTGCACCATCAAAGTAGATAAAGATGTTACCATCGATAAGTAAATCTGTGATTATATTTCTCTTAAAAGTACTGATGTCTTGAAAAGGATTCGGTTGTTGATTAAGTAGTAAATCTACTTTTGATCTACGAATATTTTTCTTGACACTATCTAATTTAAGAGCTTCACCTACGTCAAACGGTATTTCCGCTGCGTCATCTACTATCATATTGACTGCGCGGTTAACAACCTCTAATTGCTCATAGGCGTTTCTGTAATTCGTAATGACTTCACGAGTACTTAAAGTACCTCCTTCGTCATTTGCGATGAGATATTGAGAAGGGTTTAGTTTCTCATCTACGTCATCTTTAGGCGTTCTGCCTAATATTCTATCATACCATGCCATGTTTTTCTCTTTGTATGCCCACCCATCTTGCCTGTTTCTTTGCTGTTACAACTCTGGGTCTCTTGCCATAGATCGAGTGCAGTTGTAAGTGATGTTCATGACATAAAGTAACAGCGTCTTCGTAAAGTTCTTTTTTATGCTCTTCTATAAATCTTTCCCGTAGGTTAAGAATATCTGATTCGTCCTTAATTACTAACTTATTCTTCCTCAGCCAAATTTCAAGTAGCTCAGTTAGACCGCTATAATGATGGAAGTCCAGGTTCTCTGTTACTCCACAGATAAAGCATTCCGTCCCTTTATTGTATTTAGACTTAGCCTTATCCCTAACATATTTAACTAGATCTCTCTTAAGAGTCATAACTTATTCCATTCTTTTTATTATACATATCTTTGGGGGTAATGTCAAGAACTATTTTTGGTGTGGTATATTTAGAACGTCGTCGCTGTTGTTTCGAACGAGTACAACGCATAACGTAATGCATCTGCCATATGTGATGCATAATTATGTACTGGTTTCTCTTTCAATAGATTTGGATTTGGATCCCACTGGTACTGATCAAGTGAGAGTAATGCTTCTTTACATCTTTGATCTACTAGTAACTTATCATTATCACATATTGCTGCAACATGACCTATGCCATCTAAAACTGATTTTTTAGCGTTCATAGTAGTAATGTCGTAATTTTGTGCAAAGTCAAATCTTGTCTGCTGAGCTGCAGAATCAATATAAATATAATCAATATCCCATTTATGGATAAGTGCTCTTATTTTTTCCGCGTGTTGTTCTGTTGTTCTTTCTGCATCTAGATACTCATCTAGTAAGTAGTATTTCTCCGCGTCCCAATCATAACCAATAACACAGAAAGCCGTAGGGTCTTTGTACCCAACGTCCATACCCGCAAATATATCCATTTTGCTAGTATCGATTTCGGCTAAATCTGATACACAGTTCTCGTGATTGAAGCCCCATACCTGTCCTTCGTAAGTATTAAAGTCAGCCATATATTCCTGATTAAATTCTGCTTCGGACATAGTTTTCTTTGCCTCTGCAATATCTTCATCAGAGATACGTGGATTTTCATGATAGGTTGCTTTTACACTTGCCCATTCTGGAAACTGATCTGAGTATCCTCTTTGAAAAAATTCTGCAAACCAATTATTCCTACCACGAGGTGTAGAAATAAATAGTGCTTTTGAGTTTTCTTTATCTAGCGTCGGTCTGAGAGCCACATTGAAAGCATCTTTTCCGTCCACCAACGCAGCCTCATCAAAAATGATAAGATCATAGGATCGACCCACGACCGAATCCACTTGATTAACCGATCCCATACGGATCGTAGAATGGTTTGAAAGTTCGATAACTTTGTCTTTTGCATTGTCTCTCAATACTTCTAGTTCAAAGTGTTTAATTAGGTTTCTCTGTAAATCAAAAGATATTTGAGATAGAGAGTAGTTAGGCGACATAAGCAAAACATTGCTATTTGGTACAAGACACACGAGTTGTCCTATAACATTAGCAATGTATGTTTTGCCTTGTCTTCGTGAAACTGCTGCAGTAACAAAACGATACTTCGGGCTGTTAATGCAGTTTATGATTGCATTTTGTGTGGTATTGGGACTTATCCCTAACAACTCCATGTAACCATCTATGGGAAGCTTAACGAAGCGGTCTTCACCGAACTTCATTATGTACTCTTGTTCTATATCAGTCCTACTTATATCCAGCATTAGTGAATAGTCTCGTGTTCAAAGTTATGTGTTGTATAGTCTAAGAGTTCCCTATTCTCGTTGACGAGTTTGTAGAGGTAAAGAAACGCGCTAGCAATTTCCACGTCTTTTTGTTGTGGTTTTTCTTCATCGCTTTTTGCCATTATATTAGCAGCGATAACGTTGATAGCGTCTATTGACACTTCAGACAGCCAAAGCTCTCTTCCGTCTTTTTTCATGTTTCCTCTCTTTTTTCGGACTTATCTTCTTCTTAAAATTCTACCAGGAGATCTGCGTCCGAATGATGCTCTCCTAGGAGATTTGGTTTTTCCAAATCTTGGCCCAACCCCTTTAGGTGCTGCCGCGTATCTTGCATAGCTATGTGAGCCTGGTGATTTACTATTAACCACTGTGCCTGCTGCAGAGTTCATATCTCTGGTGACACCTCTGTTTAGTCTATGCTTACGGATCTTCTGAGTGTTATGAACCCCAGTAGGGCCGCTTAAAAATGATCCTGTTCTAGCCATTGTATTTCTCCAATATAGCCTTCAGCTCAATCTCCCGATCCTTTCCGCGAGGTTTAGCTGTTAACCTCTTAATTAGACTTAGTGAATGCAATTTATTTCTCTGTTTAAATATAAGTATTGCTTGCCCTCGTCTAATTGAAAGCATCAATTCTGGAATTGCTAACTTTTCTTCTAGTTCTTTCTTTTGTGCCATAGTCATTTGGCACCTCCGAATTAGTCGAGAAGCGGATTTCTATCCTTTGCTTTTCCAATATTAAGAGCAAATCTGTCTATCCATTTATAAACTTTTGCCCAGATTTTATCATCAACTGGTGTTTCAGTCATAGCAACTATAGCTGAACACACTGTGATCAATATAGGGATAATTTGTATTAGTCCCCAAACGAATTTTATCAATTCAAACATATTCTTCTCCCAGAATAACTTTGGTTATCTTGCTTCTTTCGAAGGTGAGATAGCCATACCAGGTGTACCGATTACTTCTGAACTAGAAGCCCAGAATTTATGGAACTGTCTACGTTTCCATAAAACGATTCTTTCTTTAGGCATCAGTAAAATCGAACCGATTTGTTCTGATGTATCTGCTGAAGAGCCGTGGTACAAAGTCTGGTTTTCGCTGCTCGTATTCACGAACATTACAAAACTTGTAGCATCACTAAAACTAGTAGCTGTTGCCGCTGTTGTAGGGCACGCTGTGTGATTACCACCTATTGCAAATCCTAACATGATATTCTCCTACCATTTAACCTTGTTCGCCCAATATGCGGCGGACATTTTTCCCTTTGCTATGTTTCTACGGTGTCTAGCTTTGAACGAAGCTCTTTTTCTCTTCATTCTTGTAGACTCACCCTTTTTAGGTTTTCCCGCAGTCTTAGCACCTTGTTGGCCAAAGCGGATAGTCTTAATTTTGTTACCAACTTTAGCTACAACAATATGTGATTTAGTTCTATGACCAGGTGTTCTCTTTGGCTTGTTAAAACCACTGACGCCTGCTCTTTTGAGCCTTGGGTCTCTTTTACGACCCCCTTTTCTACGTCTAACTGCCATTATCTTCTTCTCCTAGTCCTTCTTCGCTTTTTAGCGAAAGTACGCACGTTGGTAGGTTTACCCCCAACTCCTTGCCTAACTGCTCTCTTTCTTCTGATAGCAGAGCGTCTTTGCGATTTTGTCATGCGAGCAGCTTTAGCTGCTGGAACGCACTTAGGGTATCCTTTCCTACTTGTCTTGGCTTTTGGTCTTCCGCAGGACTTATATCCCCCACCCTTTTTAGGACGAGAAATATCAACCCACTTTTCACCAAACCATTTAGTAAGTCCGCCTGATCTTCTTCTTCGAATACGTTTTCTAGCCACGTCGGTATCTCCCTCCGCGCTTTTTGTATTCTCTAACTAGCCAAGCGTTTGCATAAGCTGAAGGGTATACTGCGAATTTTCTACGCGCTGCAGCTTTTACTCTAGCATAAAGGGCTCTGTTAGTAGGAATATTACGCTTTTTGGCAGTAGATTTTCTACCTTTTCTTTTTCTTCTTGCTGCCACGTTTTTTCCTCTTTCTGCGTTGGTTACAGTGCATTACTTTCTCCCTCGCTTTTTTCTCTTCAGAATAGCTTGCTGTAGCTTCTTAGGCAATTTCTTTTGCGCTGCGGTTAAGCCGCCACTCATTGACTTCTTTTTCTTACCGCCCTTTTTCTTTTTCTTTCTTTTCTTACCGTGTCCGTAATGTCCAGGCATAGTGCTCTCCCAATGTTCTTTCGAACCTTTATCTTAGATTACGTGGTAACTTCTGTCTCCTCGTTCTCTGAAGATTAGTTTTGCGTGCTTTCAAGATAGCAGCACGCTTCTCAGCTCCAGTAAGTTCTTTTACTTCTGGTGCTTCGATTTCTTTACTTGTTTGCGAATTTGATTGCGTCTTTTTCGTTGACATGTTTAGTCCTCATTCCTTCTGGGTCGTAAAGCCAGACCATTGACCTGACTTGAGTCATATGCCAACCTTTTGGTAAAGGTGACTTTACTTCTGGTGACTTGGTCATGTCCTTTTTACTATATTCCATTTCCATAATTTCTCCTAGTGCATAGTGAGCATGGTGTACACTACACCTGCTCCGCCTACAATGATTGTGCCTGCGACACTTATCAATATTGTCTCAATCCGTGTTATTGATGATTCAACACCGTCAAAGCGCTTTCCAGACCGTTCCTCAATGCCTTGAAGCTGATTGAATACGGTTTTCCATCTTTCAGCACATATTGCTTCATGTTTTTCTAGCTCTGCCGCTAATTCTTCTGTTTTCACCAGCTTACTCCTGATTCCGTGTGTATATTTACACAACTTAAATTATACCAAAATTGCAGGGTCATGTCAAGAACTATTTTTCGATGGTATAAATTTTAACTGGTTCAGACTTTCCTTTCACCGTAACCTCGTCTAAGAACTTGTATTCATAGCCCTCTACCATACTGTATTCTGAAATTATAAGGTCGGTATCATATGTCTTACAAGATGATTCAAGTCTAGCAGCGAGATTAACAGCGTCCCCGAGAACACTATAGTCAAAACGACTAAACTCCTCTAAAGCTACTCTCATTTCAAGAGCACACTCTGTGGCTTTTCTTTCTTGATCTTCTACGTCGAGAGGCGCGTTCCAAAAAGCCATGATGCAATCTCCCATGTATTTATCTATAGTTCCTTCATACTTGAGTATGATATCAGTCTGGTTAGTTAAAAAACGATTAACCAGTTCCACTAATTTTTGTGGATCAGACTGGTAAAATTCCGAAATTGGTGTAAATCCCCTGATGTCAGAAAAAAGAAAAGTCATTCGTTTTGTCACCCCACCCAATCTCAGTAATTTTGGATTATTTTGGAGTATTTCTACTTGAGCAGGGGAAATATACGTCCCAAATTGTTGTTTAATCTGTAATTTCAATAAATATTGTTGTACAAAGCCATAGAATTGTACAATAGCCCAGAAAAGAAACAGGATCACGAGCGATCCAGAAACGTCAAACAAGTAGGAAGACTTCACAAGTTCAAAAGAAGCGTAAGTGAGACCTCCTAATAGTGCTAAAATGACGGGAAGGCTTATATAAATACTATAAGATGCAAGAATTATTAGTAACATTCCGACAATTGTTATACTAATCTCTGCAAGAGTACTCCAAACTGGAGTTGAAAGCGCATTTCCTTCTACAATTGTATGCAGAACTGTCGCTTGTACTTCATGTGGGTACTTTGGCCCGTTGGGAGTTGCTACAAGAGGAGCTACTCCTTCTGCAGTAACACCAAAAATTACAAAAGGTGCTGGGATCGGATCTGTTAAGTACTCGAGTGCTGTTTGTTTATAGAACTTTGTGTTCCAAGAAGCCCATACAGTACCATTTTGACTAGTAGTAATCTTACCAAACTGTGGAACTCTTACCCATTCTACTCCAGTTTCCTCAGTACGAATTTGATAGCTTGGGTCTCCTGCCGCAAGTCTAAGCATCTCTAGTGCAAAACTGGGATAGATAGCGTTATCTACGCCTACGGCGAGCGGAAGTTGTCTGACGACGCCGTCTAGTTCTGGTGCGCTGCTTGTTAAGCCGACGCCTACGCTGTTGATGTGTGATCGTAAAATTCCTGGGTATTGATATAGCCATTCTGTTGGGTCTCCTTTACCGATTTGAGCAGTACCAACATGAGGCCCGCCCTGACTTGCTTGGGTACTACCTATGAAAGATAGTACAGCGGGATATTGATTTAGAGTTTCTTGTAGTATTTCATCTTCTCCATGTATATCTGGGTCTGGAAAAGCTACTGTGATTCCTGGTACTCCTTGAGTTGCTTGTATAAAATTAGAATATATACTTCTTTTGAGAGGGTATCCTCCAAAGTGTTCGACAGCATCTTCATCAATCTCAACCAGTAGTATCATTTCGTCTTGTACTTCTGGTTTAGACATAATTAGACTGTCAAGATACTTAAGTTCTAGTATCTTGAGAGGATAGGGGTTCCACACCAATAGAGCTAAAAGCCCTAGTGCTGTGAGTAATTTAATTTTCAATGTTTTTCTTCGAGCGCTTTGATTCTCTGACTTAGTGCTTCAATCTTTGCCATTAAAGGTGGATAAGC